AGTGGTGACACTCAGGTAGACATTTATCCTAAGCCTGACGGTGTGTACAGCCTGAGATTTAACTGTACGTTGAGAAACCCCGAGTTGAGTGCTGATGCTGATACACTACTTATACCTAGTCAACCTGTGATTCACATGGCGGTAGCTCTGTTAGCTCGTGAGCGTGGCGAGACAGGCGGTACATCAGCACCTGAGTACTTTGGTATTGCTGATAAGTTTTTGTCTGATGCTATTGCTCTGGACGCACAGAAGCACCCTGAAGAAACCATCTGGTACACTCCGTAGGAGCCTAGAGTATGGCACAGCCTCTCCAAAGCATTAATCTAGTTGCTCCGGGTTTTAAGGGAGTCAACACAGAAGACTCTCCGATTGGACAGGACTTCTCTTTTGCTGACGTTGCTGACAACGCTGTAATTGACAAGCGTGGGCGCATTGCTGCACGTAAGGGTGTAGACTTGTTGACTGCTGTAAACACACCTCTTGGGTCTGATTACGCTACCAAGATTCATCACTTTTACGATGACGCTGGTAACGAAGAAGTGTTCGTCACAGGCAACAACGAGATATTTAAGACTACACAGACAACTAATCCTGATGACACGCTGACAGACATTACTCCGGGTTCGTACACGATTACAGCAGACAACTGGAAGATAGTCAACTTTAACGATAAGGCGTACTTCTTCCAGCGTGGACACGAGCCTCTGGTGTACGATAACGCTACGGGACTAAGGACGTTTGGTACTGCTACAGGAACAACTACAAGCACTACTCTGTACTGTCACGAAGCTCTGGCAGCTTACGGAAGACTGTGGATCGTAGATAACGCAGCAGACACACAGACGATCTACTGGTCTGATCTGTTGATAGGCACAGACTTCACTGGCGGTTCCAGTGGTTCTATAGATGTATCTAAGGCGTGGCCTGACGGTTACGATGAAGTAAGGGCTTTGGTAGCCCACAACAACGCCTTGCTTATTTTAGGTAAGCACAGCATCCTCGTGTACGCTAACGCCTTTAGTCCAGCTAACATGGCTCTAGCTGACACCGTAGCTGGCGTTGGGTGCATCTGTAGAAACTCTGTACAGCACATTGGTACTGATGTGTTGTTTATGTCTCAGAACGGTCTGAGGAGCTTTGGTAGAACCATACAAGAAAAGTCTCTACCTCTGTCTGACTTGAGTGTAAACATAAAGACTGAGCTTATTAGTTTGATTAGCACACGTACTGCTCCTACGGCATCTGTGTACAGCCCTGAGAACTCTTTTTATCTCATCACGTTCCCAGATACGTCAACTACGTACTGCTTTGATCTCAAAGGTACGCTAGAGAACGGGGCGTACAGAGTCACACGGTGGACTTCTGCGCCGTTCAAGTCTTACGAGAGAAAGAACGACGGTACGCTTTTAGTAGGGACTAATGACGGCATAGGTGAGTACGCAGGGTACACAGATGAGTACAACGATGCAGGAACTATTACTCCATCTAGTTACCGCTTTAGGTACTACAGTCCGGGGTTGACGTTTGGTGATCCGTCTAAACTTAAGTTCCTCAAGAAGCTACGGCCTACGCTGGTAGGCGCTAACAGTGCTACTGTATTTATGAAGTGGGCTTACGACTTTGGTACATCGTACAGCACACAGGAGTTTACTGTAGGTAACCAGACTCCGTACTACTTTAACGAAGCAGCTTCAGAGTACACTGTTGCTGAGTTTACTGGAGGAGCAACAACAACCAGACCACCTGTTAATACTACGGGCGGCGGGAGTATTATTACTATTGGTCTTGAGTCAGAAATAAACGGTTTTGCTTTATCTCTCCAAGAAATCAACGTATTAGCACTTATGGGTAAAACATTATGAGCAACTATACAAAGACAACTAACTTTGCTGCTAAGGATAGTTTGCCTTCTGGAGATGCTGGCAAAATTATTCAAGGCACTGAATTTAACACAGAGTTTGACGACATTGCAACTGCGATTGCAACCAAGTCAGACACTGCTTCACCCACGTTTACAGGGACAGTAACGGTTCCTGCTTTAACTGTAACAGGTAATGTCACTATGACTCTTGATGCTAGTGACACTGTTACTATTAATGGAGGTACTTACTGATGGCTATTCAAGATATTCTTGGGCCTCTGCTTGGCATAGGTGGTGTAATAGGCGGCGGCTTACTGAGTGCTGCAGAATACGAGAGGCTTGGCGACATAGGCGAGCAGTCTTTAGCAGGAACTTACTTTACTGACCCACGAACAAACGAGGAAGTGTACGTTCCCGGTGCTTACGGTTTAGCGCAAGAAGCTCTAGGAATGTCTCAGTTCAGGCCGTTTACCGTAGCGTCTACTCTGGGTGGTGGCTTTAGTGCTGATCCTCAGTTTGACCCTAATAATAGATTTACTGGTGTAAAAACTTCAATGACGCTATCTCCAGAAGAAGAGGCGTTTAGAGACACCATGCTTACTAAGTCTTACGAGCAACTTGCTGCTACTCCTTTTGGTCAAACACAGGGACGAAGAGCGGCAAGACAGGCGTTTGGCTTGGGCAGTGGCATGATGCGAGACTTACGTGACACTGACATGGCCCAACGTGAGCAGGACATCTACGGACGTATCAGGGCTACACAGACTCCTGAGGAGCAACGACAGAGGTTAGCCCAAGAAGAACGTCTGGCTGCACAGGGACGCTTAGGTGTACGTACTGCACAGTTTGGTGGTACTCCAGAGCAGTTTGCTATGGATAAAGCTCAAGCTGAAGCTAGGAACACAGCTATGTTGCAAGCTATGGGTCAAGCACAGGCAGAACAGGCTCAGTTGGCACAGCAAGCACAGATGTTTACAGGCATGGGCAGTCAGTTATCTCAGGCAGACTTGCAACAACTAGCGAAACAGCAACAGCTTGGCGTTGGCTCTATGGCTTCTGCGTACCTACCGCAGACTCAGATGATGCAACTACAGCAAGCAATGCTTCCGTACGGGCAGATGCAACAGCAAGGACAACTGTTCGGTGCTGGGCAGTACGGTGAGACAATGATGAGTGGTCTTGAGGCTAGGCTGGTAGCAGAGCAAGCCAGAGCAAATCTGTTGGGAAGCCTTGGTACAGGACTCTTAGGAGGACTTCTTGGGCCAATTAAAAGTGACTCAGGTTACAACATACCGTTGCTTGACTTGTTTACTTAAGGAGACTTAAAATGGCTAGATTTTCACAACAAATGCTTAGTAGTCTTCTTGATCCTGCTCGAAGCCAAAGATACACAGAGATTGGTCGTAGCGTTGGACAGGCTCCGGGTGTTTTAAGAATACGTGAGCAGAAAAAGCAACGGCAAGCAGAGATACAGGAGCTGCTTCAGCAACACGCGAATAACCCTGCGAAGCTACAGCAACTCGCAAACCAGTATCGTGCACAAGGCAACGAAGAAGCTGCTACTGCCTTTACTACTGCGGCTACTCAGGCAGTTACATCAGGTTTAATCCAACCAACAGGCATTACTCCAGAGCAGCTTTTAAATGCCGCACAACAAATGAATAGTCTTGGGCGCACACAAGAGGCATTAGATTTAGCACAGCAAGCTAGGGATTTACAGGCATCAACTCAACAAGGAGTCGCTCTACAGGCAAGAAGAGAGTCTATTGCAAGTTCTGCCAGAAAACTAGGCCTTGACGAATTAGCTGAAAGAGCTTTATCTACAACAGATGAAGAATCTTTAAGAGCTATTCAAAAAGATTTAAGAGCTTTTGAAATAAAAGATGTTATTAGAACTCGTGGAATACCGGGGAGAAAAGCGCTGGCTAAAAACGCTGGTATTGAGTATGAAGAGTATATGTCCGACTTATCCGATGACGGTTTTGCTAAAGTATTAGAAGGCTCTGAAGCAATTCTTAAATCGTTTATTGATCCCAACGGCAATGAAGTAATGCTTGAGGTAAATAAACAGGGCAGAGTTAAAGAACCAACAACTGAAAAATTTGTTAGGGCTAGTGATCTAGGCTTGCGTCCAGCGCCTAATAGACAGCAAGTTGAAAATATTGCAAACTTTACTAACGAAAAACTAGCGGAAGCT